TCTTTTGCTTTGGCTGTATTTACGGCAGGAGGAATATTTGCCGAGTTTACTGCTCTTAAGAACGAGTTAACTTTAGTCCACGATAGATTAGACGAGAAAGTTCTATTAATAGATAAACTAGAAAGTAGGATTTTGGATATTGAAAAAGAATTAGAATATGAAAAAGGTTTTATAGACGGAAGGAAAAAATAAACATAGTGTCGAAAAAAATCATTATGTGCAGTCAGTGTTATGAAGAATTTGAAAACGGGTACGATTATAGGATGCACTGGGAAAAAGAACATTTCTATCCTTATGTAAAAAAGAACGGATTTAATTATAAGCAAGCACAAAAAGACAGAAAAAGAAAGTATGATTCATAAAATTCAAAAAACTATATTCGGAACGTACAGGGTTTTATGGAAAGCTAATGATGGCATTAGAGCAGGTCATGAGGATTTTAACACAGAAATAGAAGCAAACAACTTTGCAAAAAAATTAACTGATGACTGGAACTATACTGTATGACATGAAAAAAGGTACTCCTGCTTATCAAGAACAGGAGGACGGTTCTGCCAAGCCCACTATAATACCTTACGAAAAGCCTATGCCTGAAATAGATATTAATACTATTTTGGTTCCTGCAAAAAAAATGTTACCAAATTGGTATAAAAAACTAGATAAAGGAGAGCATTTTGAATACGACCAAACTTTGACGGTAAAAACCTGCACCTCTTTTATAACGCTTTTTCAAAACTCTTATTGCTTTGTAACTCCTATAGATTTTAAAATAAATGTAGAAAGATTAGGTTGGGATGTAGAATATGATAAAAAAGACTACCACGCACAATACATCAACTTTACATCACATACAAATTCAAAGATGAAAGAAACTATTGAGATGGGTGGTATGCAGGAAAATCAATTAGGTCCATATTGGGACAAAAACTACATAAACATAAAAATGGAGACTGCAATCAACATAAAATCTAAGAAAGGTAGAGTAGATTTTGTTATGATGGATGCTTTTTGGTGGATACCAGATTCACCTCTGCAAGCGATGCAAGGCGTGTTACCTGTACTGGACAATTACGATACGTCACTCAATATAAACTTGTGGATTAGAAAAGACAAAACCAAAACTGTTACTATAAAAAAGGGCACCCCACTAGGTGTTCTTTACTCTCCTACAGGTAAGGTAGAGTTTAAAAAAACAAAAATTGATTCGGTACTAACAAAAATAGGTATGTATCCTGTTGAAGCTAGGAAATGTCCTTATGCATATACATTAAAAGATGAAAGTAATAGGTAAAAATATATTATTAAAAAAAATAGAAGAACAGATAACTAACGATGTTGGTATAATTTATACTAAGTCTTTGGATAAAAACATAAGATACGCCAAAGCTGAGGTAATTCAAGCAGGAGAAGGTGTTGAGGTTTGCAAAAACAAAGACGTTATTTATTTTGACGTAGCTCAATCTAGTGAGATTAGGATTGAAGAGAAAAAATACACAGTAATAGACGAAAAAGCAATAGTAGCAATAATATGAAAGTAGGAGAGATACCACAGCCTTATTTTGTTCTTCCTTATGAAAATCATGAGAAAAGGAAAAGAGACACGATAAATCTTATTAAAACTGCTGAAGGTCGCTCTGTAGAGGACGCTTGGACCAAGGTTAGCATGACTGATTTAGGTGTAAACGCAAGAAGAACATATTATGACACTGATTTAGAAAAGGATTTTAACCCAATGTTTGATAAATTTAACGAATGGATGAATGACAGAATAGGCGCACCTCATTGGCAAAGAACAATTATAGACTTGTGGTACATGGAGTATGAGCAAGGAGATTGGGTTAAATGGCATACACATCCTTTATCAACTTATTCTGCTGTTTACTTTTTACACATGCCAGAGCCAAAAGATGCAATATCATTTCGAACTTTTGATAAGCAACATTACATTCCTAAAGTAGAAGAAGGAGATATTATATTTTTCAATTCAATGATACCTCATTCTACAATCTGTACATCTGAGCTTGGTAAAATATCTATTAATTTTAACATAAAAGCAGGTTTTGACGATAAGTATGCTGAAGCAGTCAGAACTCAGCTAGAGATAGTCGACAAAGGAGAGGATGCAACAGTGGAGGTTATTTGATGAAGACTTTAGTCCAACATACAACCTAAAACTGGATTTTGAGTATGGTGAGTATGATTTCTTATTTTTTGATGAACCAATCTGTAATTACGACTTAACAAGCGTAAGAAGTAAAATAAATTCTTTTGACCAACTAAGATACTTTGCTGAAGTCTTTTTTTACTTAAATCCTGATGTTGAGCTCAAAATGCTCCAGGGCATATTTCAAACACTTGGAAATAGAGAATTTGGTAAGACTATAAGAACTTACGGTAAGAAAAGAGTCATTAGTATGTGTGAAGACGTATACAGAGATAGAAAAGTGCCATATTGTAATCAGTGGAGAAAAATACTTTTTAATCCACGTAAAATAATCAGCTCAGAAGAAAAGATGGCTATTGCTGGTATTTTATTTAAAAAACACATAAGTATCACAAAAGATGACGTCTGGAAGACTGTTCAAGAAATTATTGCAAGGAACGAAGTAATTACTGATGTAAAAATCGCTTCTAATTTAAGAATTAGCCAAAAGACCATACAAAGGACAATGACTAAAGATATGAGAAGGCAAATTAAAATATCTAATGCTTTCATAAAACGAAACAACAAAGTTAATGAAATAATAGAGTATATAGATTTGTTGTCTGAAGGAGGCAATGACGTTAAGATTAGAGAGCTTAGAAAGTTTGTCGCTGTTAAAGATTATAGTTTAATCAAAGAAGCTTTTTCTAAGTATAAAGAGTCTCTTTAGTTTTTTTATTCATTTGTTTTATCAGTTGACGATATATTTTATCCTGAAAGTTAGCTCCTTTAAATAATTCATTTTGATAAGGGTCCTCTGATATAACCTCCTCGCCTGTAAGTTTTTTATAAGTTTGATTGCAAATTAGCTTTGCTTTTTTAGTGAGTTCATATAGAGCCGCTTCATGACCTTGCTTTTCTCTCCACATTTTTATATATCCAGATTCAGTCATTTCTTTAAACTTTGACCTTTGCCAGTTTATTGTATGTGCTATTTTAACAAACTCTTTTTTTGTAAATAAATCGCTGTCGTATAGGTAAAGAAGAACTTCTAATTCTGTAGAAGATAGGTCGTATTTTCTCTTTATGTAATATCTAACTATTCTCCAGTTTTTAAGAAAATTATGCTTTTTTTCTCTAGAAAAATACTTTTTTTTGCCTCTCTTATATATTTTTGGCTTGTCTCTACTCATGAATTAGATTGAAATACCACATAAAATTAACCTTTTTTTTATTATTATCTTTGTCGAGTATGGCAAGTAAAGTAGACAAAAGTAAAATGGCTTGTAATAAGCCTAGAAAAAGTACGAGACCAGGAAAGAAAAAAATGGTAAAAGCTTGTGCAAACGGACAAGAGAAACTCATACATTTTGGAGCTACTGGATACGGACACAACTACTCAAAAGCTGCTAGAAAGTCATTCAAGGCTAGACACAAGTGTGGCGAAGCAAAAAATAAATTAAGTGCTAGATACTGGGCGTGTAAAACATTATGGGCTGGTTCTGGCGGAAGTGTAAAATCAAACCCTAGAGACTGATGCCTTTAAAATGTGGAAAATCTCAGACAGTAATTAATTCAAATATTCGTACTTTGAAGAAAGATGGATATAAGCATAAACGTGCTGTAGCCATTTCTATAGCAAAGTCGAACTCAAAAAATTGTTAACTTTATAAATAAACTCAAAAATTAATATCATGCCAGGAAAGAAAGTAAATAAAAAGCCAACAGCACCTAAAAAAGATAAGTATGGCACAGTAATACCTGAAGGTTTCTCGTCTAGCACAGGAAAAGATTATGTAATAACCGCAAGTTCAGGTACTCTTAACAGCAGAATATCTCCTTCAGGGAACGCATCAGGAATGGGAAGTAATTATAACTTTTCACAAAACACTATGGGAACCAAAACAACAGATGCTAGCGGCTTAACATCTCAAACTCAGTATAAGCCTACAAAGACTACAAAGAACTTTGATGGGTCTGTAAATAAAAGCACCGATTACACAACAACAAGCTATCAAGCTGTAGATTACAATTCGATAGGATTCAAAAACAAAACAATAGACAAACTTAACAAAGCATAACTATGAAAAATATTAAACCTTGTGAATGTGGAAACACACAACACCCTCAAGGGAATTGTGATGGTTCTCATTTAAATAAATAAATATGGCTATAGTAAAAAACCCAAAGGGTCTTGGAGACTCTATACACAATTTGACTGTAAGAACAGGCATAAAAAAAGCTGTAGATACAGTTAGTCAGGCGTTGAACACCGATTGCGGATGCAATCATCGCCGCAAGACTCTTAATGACCTATTCCCTTATAATAAAAAAACTTAAACTATGGAAGACGAAGAATTAGACTACAATTCGATTGGAATAAAAAATTCAGCTATCGACAGATTACAAGGGAATACGCCAACTCCTATTCCACTAAAACCAGTTGGAGAAAGACAATACGGACAATCTGTTGTTAGCTCTGAAATAGTTGATGGAAGAAAAAAAATAACTACTACAACTCCATGGTCACAAAAGTTAGCTGGAGAAGGACCAACTTACAGACAAGCAGGAGTAGACCCAGCAGCAGCAAAACAGTATTGGCAAGCAAATCCTGACAAATACAAAGAGTATTTGAAAAGTAAAACAGGAATGCAAACAGGAAAAGACGTAAGCGTTAGATTTGAAGATATTCCCGCACCTTCCCCTACTCCCACACCATCACCACCTAAAACCCCACCAAGAAGAGCTACGTCTTACAAATATAGAGCTGGAGGCATGGGTAGTGAATCTGTTGGTGGAAGTAATACTTTAAAAGGAGCTAAAGTTGCAGCACAAAGATTTGGAAACTTAAATCAGACTGTTGTTGATAAAGTTTTTGACGAAAAAGCTTACGGACCAGATGCAATGGGAAGATTAATTCAGACTTCTGAAGCTGCGAGAGCTAATAAAATAAGAGAAGGTCAAAAAGAAAACCCTAATTGGAAAAAAGATTTGATGGCAAACAAACAGATGTATTCAAAAATGAGAAAAGATGTTGCAGCTTGGAGAAAATCAGGAAGTGACCCAACAAAAGTACCTAAGTCAGTGAGAGAGTTTCAGGAAAGAATTGACAATTCATACGAAAGAGTATTTGATGGAGGTGCTAATACTAGAAGTAACAGTTCAGCAGCAGCTTATAAGTTTCAAAAATTTAACAATTAATTATTATGGCAAAGAAAACAAAAATGAGCAACAGAAAAAACCCTTGCTGGAAAGGCTATGAAATGATTGGCATGAAACCAGGAAAAGGTGGAGGTAAAGTGCCTAACTGTGTGCCTAAAAAGAAATAATAGTGGGAGACTGGGATATAAATGACGAAAAGGGCAAGTTCATTTACGAACGATGCGATGATATTATTACAAGAAGACCTTTTATGTCTGACGACCCATGTGAAAAAATTGTAATTGAAAAAAATGGAGTAACCGTACCAGAAGGAGAAAGAGAGCCTTTTTACAGATGGTGCAAAAAATAAATTAAATTAAAATGGAAAGTGCATTAATTATTATAGGTGGAGCTATAGCCTTTTTTATAGCTGTTTATTTTACAGCAATGTTTTTAAGCAAAAAAGGATTGCTAAAAGATGAAGACAATGACTGGATTCCAGATGTTGTTGAAGATAAAGTTTCTGCTGTAAAAGCGGACTTAGCAGAATTGAAAGCTGATTTGAAAGCTACACAAGAAAGACTATCAAAAGAACTGTCTGATGTGGGTTCTGCAATAAAAGAAGTTGGAAATCAATTAGGAGACGTCCCAAAGGCGTTTTCTGGTAAAAAAAGACCAGGGAGAAAAAAGAATAATGGCTCTAAGTAAAAGCGCAAAATATTATAGAGATAACCCTGAGGCTAGGGAAAAAAAGAATAATTATAATCTTATTTTCCAAAGAAGAAAAAAACAGGTTAAAAAACGTGTAGAATGTAATCAATATAACAGAGACAAAGGAACTTATGGGAATGGAGACAATAAAGACTGTTCACATCAACCTGATGGCTCTTTAAAAACAGAAAATCAAAAAACAAACAGAGCAAGAGGTGGAGGTCAAAGACAATGACATAATGAAAAATTTCATGAACATACAAGACTTAAAAATTTGGGGGCTTAGTTCATTTGCTTTAACTATGAATTTGATGGATGTCAAGTCTGGTTTAAGTATAGTGCTGACTCTCACGGCGATAGGATACACGCTACACAAATGGTATATAATGTACAATAAAAATAAAAGAAAATGAAAGTAAAAGCACCTGAAGGTTATCACTGGATGAAGTCTGGCAAAGGAGCGCCGAAGCTTATGAAAAATCCAAAAGGCGGATATAAACCACACAAAGGCGGTAGTCAGTCTTTTAATTTTCAAATACAAAAAGTACACAAGTCTTAATGGATATAATAAGTAAGCATATAACATATAAAGAAAGTATTCGTTCAAATACAGCCTTAAGAAGGGGTATAGATAATACGCCTGGCGATTACGAGCTTTCTAATATGAATAATATTGCAGTTAATTTATTTGAGCCATTAAGAGAATGGGTTGGAGGACCTATTAAAATAACAAGTTTCTTCAGATGTGAAGAATTGAACAAAGCCATTGGAGGAAGTAGTCGGTCACAGCACTGTCAAGGCAGAGCGATGGATTTAGATGACACTTTTGGACATAAAACCAATGCAGAAATGTTTGAATACATAAAATCAAATCTGAGCTATGACCAGTTAATCTGGGAGTTTGGAGATGATGAGAACCCAGATTGGATACATGTAAGTTTTGTATCAGAGATGGAGAATAGAGGTCGCTCTATGCGAGCTCAAAAAGTGAACGGAAGAACTAACTATAGTATAATATAATGAAAACCCTAGAAAAGAGACCAGAAAGTAAAAAAGTAACACCCCAAACAAGAATGACAAAAAAAGAATTAAGACACTATTTAGGAGCTGCTGGAGTTTTTATCCTTGTCATAGGACTATTACTCTTTTTAGCGTATAACGATATTCCACAATCAAATAAAGACATATTCGTATCTATAATTGGTATGATAGTCGGGAGTTTGTCTGTGGTCATATATACCATCATTGGCAAGAACCCAGACGAAGTAAATTCTCTACAAAAAAAAGTAGAGTCACTTCAGGCTTTAGCTGATACAATGGAAAAAAGAAACGACCAACTTGAAGCGATGATTATTGAACTACAAAGAAGTATTATAGAAAAACTATCTGTTGTTGGAGCAAGGTTTGAGCTAAAAAAATAAGTTAGGCTCGTAGTATAATTAAATTTAAATAAAATGCTTAAAATGTTATTATCTCTACTCGGAAGAGGAGAGGGTGGAAGAAGTAAAATAGGAGGGTTAGCACTTGATTTAAGAGAAGCTATAAAAGGCAAAGAGCTAGACCCCAATCAAATATTAGAGCTGCAAACAAAAATAAATGAAGTTGAAGCTCAACACAGGAGTATGTTTGTTGCGGGTTGGCGCCCGTTTATAGGCTGGATTTGTGGATTAGCTTTTGCTTATCATTTTGTAGCTTTCCCTATAGTAAGAACAATATATCCAGAAGTAGAGTTTCCAGTTTTAAATACTGAACCTTTATTTACAGTTTTAATGGGTATGTTAGGTCTTGGTGGTCTTAGAACGTTTGAAAAGTTAAAAGGCAAAACTAAGTAGAATGGCTAAATTAATTTTAGGAAACTACACTGTTAAAACTAAAGTAAAACGCAAAGGTGTACACGCAAAAACGAAAACCTCTAAGAACAAAAACTCAAAGTTATATATTAAGCCATACAGAGGTCAGGGCAAATAATGTGTTTTTATTTTGAGTAAATTTGCATAAAGTATATAATTATGGCAAGGTTATCTCAGTATCCAAAAGACACATCACCAGATAAACTGGACAGCTTTCTAACGCTAGATAGCACTTCAGGAAACACCACAAGATTAGATATTCAAGATATTGCTGGTGTTATTGCGGATAGTGACCTTATAGATACTGCGGATTCTGCCCTATTTCAATATCAAACACCAAACGACCTTAATTACACTGTAAAACAAGATGGTCTAATTGTTTTAAATCCTGTTGGCACAAACGCCACAAGACTTTTTAGCACAATAACACAGCTTTATGTTTCTAAATCAGGATTTAACGGTAAAAATATTAGCACATATCTTTCTGACCTTAACGGGTATCAAATTAAAGTAAGTAAGCTAGGTGATTTAAATGTATTTGGGATATTTGAGGTTACACAAGCTGTAGACTACACAGACCACTACATAAGACTGGCTGTAATTTATAGAGATAGAGGAAGTGGTTCTCTAGAATATGGAGCAAAATACTATATAAGTCATCACCAAACGTCATTTGACAATGACTTTAGTGATAATTCTGTAACTGAATTTGGAGATGTATCTGATGCAGGCTCAGGTTATATTATAACTGATGGAGAAAGAGCTAGAGTAAATGAGGTTACTTCTAAAATATTTTATTCTGATATTGTAGATGATTTAACGTCCAATATTGCTAATAAACCTCTTTCTGCAAATCAAGGTCTTGTATTAAAGCAGTTTATTGATAACATAAACACATTATTGACATCAGATAATGTAGACTTAAACTCACTACAAGAGGTAGTTGATTTTATAGAAGCTAATAAAACAATATTAGACACCTTAACCATTAGTAATATTGCTGGATTGCAAACTGCTTTAGATAGTAAAGTGGATAAGGTTGCTGGAAAACAACTGTCAGAAAATGATTTTACAAGCGCACTGCTTGCAAAGTTGAACGGAATAGCGTTAGGAGCAGAAGTAAATGTTCAGTCTAATTATACTGAAACTGACCCAGCTAATGATAGTTTTATATTAAACAAGCCTTCAGATGTAACAGACCTTTCCATACATTCTGTTACAGAGCTAAATGATATATCATCAACAGGTTCTGGTGCTATTATAACAGATGGAGAAAGAGGGTCTATAAACGGTTTAGTTAACACAACTAGCTCAAGCACGACTGTTCAAACTAATGACTTATTAAAAATAGGAACTATTGCTGAGTTTGTAAGCTCACAACCAGTAGAGCCATCTAATAATAATGCTATATATTATACGACTGAAGATGGTCATGATGTTTTACAATTTAAAAATCATGGTCACAGAATAAGCATGGATTCTATTGTGAGCAACCTTTCTTCAGGTCTTTTATCTGGAGGAGGTATATCTAGCTCAAGTGCTACAGAATTTACTGTTGCAGCAGGTCATGGTGTAATTCTTGACATGAATAAAGAACAAGCATCAGTAGACCCACATCCTGAACTTAAAAATATAGCATGGTCAGCGTATACGGCTACCGTAAGTGGTTTAGATGTAAATGACACAAACGATAAACAAACTTGGATATATGTTGACGAGACTGGTACAGTACAACAACAAAACACACCATTCACTGACGCACAATACAATAATACAATTCCTTTAGGTGCAGTAATTCATAGAGCTGGTAATGTTAGATTTGGGAAGTCTTTCCCAAGAACAGCTTATGGTCAACAAAATCAATTTGCAGAATTTGCAAGAATATTCGGTCCTCTCAAAAAGAGTGGTCACGAATTGTCTGGAGTTGCAGGTACATTACAAATAGCGAGAAGCCAAGGTGTTTCTTTTGCATTTGGAAGAAACTACGCAACAGACCCAAACAATCCATCTTTTGTTACAGATAGCGGACAAACACCAGCGTTAATACATAGGTATTATCAAGATGGTTCAGGTGGATTTATAAAAGACACTAACAGTGGTTCAGGCTATACTACTTTAGATATAGACAAATATGATGATGGTTCTGGAACACTTGCTACATTAAGTAACAACAAATTCTCAACACAAAGAGTTTATTACTTCCCAAACAATCCTACAAGTATTATTGTTTACTACGGAAGGCAAGAATTTGATACATTAGATGCTGCTAACACAAGCATACAAGCAGAGCCGTTTACAGAAGCAAAAAATACAGCAAATCAAGCTATATTTTTAGGATATGTAATTGCGGAAAAAGGAGCTACAGATTTAACTAGCACAACAAACGTTAGAATACTTAATGCTGGCATTTTTAGAAGCGTAGCATTTAGCTCTACAGGAGCAGCAGCTTCTGCGGCAAATTTAGCAGATTTGGCAGACACAACAATACAGTCACCTGCTAATGGACAATTATTAGAATACAGTTCAACAACACAAACTTGGAATAACATAACACCAAACTTTAATCAGAATGCTATGGCAATGGCTGTGGCGTTAGGGGGATAAATAAAAACAATAAAAAATGGCAAAGACGCTCTTACATTCATCGAAATATACTGTTGACAAAGCAACAAACTCTATACAGTATAAAGGTAACATTGGATTAGAAAGAATACTTCTTATAACAAACGTTACCGCAAATAAAGTTGTATATCAATTTAACGACCCTTTACTAGGAGGGGAAGTCTTCTATCTTAATCAAGATGACGAAAGTACATTACAATTAACTAAAGATTTAAGTACAGATGCTGACATCAACACTACCGATGTTTACCAATTTTTCTACGATGCTAATGAAGTTCACTTCTCCCCCGATGAGAGCTTGTTAGACCCAGTAAGTAAGCTAAGAGTGTCAAACCCTGAAAACTTAGTTGATACAGATTTTGAATATGGATTGCAGTCAACTAAATGGGAAACTATACAAACAGTTAATAATATCCCAACTGTTTATTCTAGTTCTGGTGATTCACCGCTAGAAGGTGTTTTATCTGTACAAGCTATTGATGGCTCAAAACAAGTTAAAGTTGAATGTAACACCCCTCACAACCTTAATATCGGAGACCCTGTTTCAGTACAAGGTGTTATTGATTATCAAGCAGAAGGTTATTTTGTAGTATCAGGAGTTGCTGATGCCTTAACATTTTTCTTTGAAATAGATGTTGTTGCGTCAACTACAGGTGATATATCTGGTTCATATACTTCTATTGTTCCAGCTAAATTTTTTGAAGGTGCTCCTTTAAACATAAACACATCTTCTGGGGCAAAAACAGATGAAAAGTCTCCTAGTAAAATAGAGGTCACAACAGATGCTACACATGGATTTACTGCGGGAACAAAGTTGTATTTAAGAAATACAATAGGACCAAAAAAATTAGTTATAACTGACCCAACCGCAACAGCTCCTGACGGGAGACCTTTTGTGGATACAGATGCGTTTTTCACAATAGATAATGTAATAGACTCTACCGTTAGCTCAGGTAGACCTAGTTTTCAAGAAAAACCAGTTATTGCTTATGATTGGGAAAGTACACACACTTCATATTTAGAAACTGCTGCTGTAGACACTGCAAACAACAGAATTACGTGGACAGGGCATCAAATGCAAAGTAAATTTGCTGTTATATTTAACACGCCGAGATATGGAGATTCTAATTTAAATACTGTAGATGGTACAGTTTTCTTTGTAAAAAGAATTGACGATGATACAATAGAGTTATACACTGATGAAGCTCTTACAACACAACACACTTTTTCAACTTACACTACAGATTATGGAAAATGTAAGTTAGGATTAGTTTACTTAATGACTAGGGTTGATGGATATTATACTTTTGATGCTTACACAAGATATTATACAGAGTCAATCTTTACAGCTACTACGCCATATCTACAAACTCCTTTAAGATACTACGGAGCATACTATGATTATTTAAGAGTAGATGACCAGTTAGGTTTTGTGCCTGACGAGCTAAATGTATTTAATATACAGTTATATGGACAAGGTATTTATTATTACTATTATTATGTTTATCTAAGATTTGATAACGGAAATGCTTATAATGCATTGTACTATAGATGGTCAAGCAACTACTCTTGGGTTAGTGCAGGTGTTCCAAATCAAACATTAAGAGCTGCTAATGGTGAAATTTATACTGATGGTACAGGTCATTACATTAGACTGTATCACTATTTAGGAAGTGGTTACGGTTATCACTACGTAAGAATGCAAGCTACAGGAACATCACAAACAAATCCTGGTAACGAATTTTCTGGTTCAGATTTAATAAGCCAAACTTATGGTCTTGGAACAACGGAGCCAGACTTAATATTTGTGGCAAACACTCAGACACCTATTTTAACTGCGAACCCTAGCTACCCTTACCAAGGTGACGGTATTTCTGACTCTTACGACCAAATCTATTCAAGGTTTGCGACTGTACATAACAGGAACACAGCCTACATGCCATCATCTTCATATTATCAGCCATCGCAAAATGGTGCGTTTCAAGTTGAGTCTTACGGCTTCGGAATGGGTGGAGGATATAATAATGAGTCAACTCCACAAGTGTTTTACGGTTTTGGTAGAAATTTAACAAGCGACAAAAACACTTTCTACAAATCAAATCACGGGATTCCAAATCAACAAGAGGCGACAGTTACTGTGCAAAACTATGACTCAGTTACACAAACATTTAAAGTTCAAGATTATACCGACCAAATTGTTATGCCGCAGCAATTTGATGTACAGATAAATGTAGTGAATGATAACGTCTTTAGAATGGAGCTGCTAAACTTTCAGCACCCTCAGTATGGATACAGTGTTATTACAGACGATTACATTACTTTCCCAGATGACTTTACTGTTACGTATAGAAGAGATAATGAGCTATACAACACTGTATATATAAACAATCACAAAATTACATCCACTTCAGAAGCAACATATTTAACTGAAGGTATGAATGAAGCCAATCCAGAAATTTATGCTGTTACAGAAGAAACATCAGCATGGGGATTGTCTGGTACAAGGTTAGGGCGTGACGAAACAAACCCTGATTTGATTTTATATAGAGGAGAAACATATAACTTTAATATAGATGCAGCAGCTACTGATAACTTTTATCTAACAACAGCTGACCCATCAGTAACTTGGTCAAGCGGCGGTTATGATAGTGAATATACAACTGGAGTTACAGGAAGCCGTGCTACTGGAAGTGGCACCTTAGCTATAACTGTAGACGCCACTGCACCTAATACTCTTTACTATGCTTCTGGTAGTGTACAAACAAGAGCAGGAAGTATAACTGTAAGAGATGTAGGTACACCAATAGGGGGTACTACAAACGCTACTGATTATAACTTAAATAGAGTAAATGACTCTAGACTTTCTTTGCAAGAGACATCTAACACGGTTGCTTCTGCAACGACATCAGATTTCGGAGCAACGAACTCTAATCCTGGAACCACATCAATAAACGCATGGACACCACTAGGTATAACTCCTACAAACGTTACTATAACAGGCGTTGAGTATAGAGGGGATTTTTCTTCAAGGAACGAATATGTAGTTATTACGTTTGACGATGGAGACTCGTACTTTATTGGGCAGCAAAACGGACAGGACACTTCTAACTGGAGAGAAGAGCAGTTCTTCGGAACTAAAAACATAACAGCTCTTGTAGATGGTTCAGGTAATTTTAATGTTGCTTATGCGCCTACGTCTCAAATAAATTATGCTCCATCAGGAATGAGTAATTATTGGGAGATTAGATTTATTGTTACTGGAGGTACTGGAGTAGTTACTTTGTCTTCTGGAGGAACTGGAGAACAGGTTTTAAATGTTGCTAGTTTAAAGGGAGCTTATGATGGAGTTTTCGAAATGGTAGAAACTTCTGCACAAAACACTTTTAAAGTACAGACTGACTTTGAAATACCAGCTAGAGAGTACGCATTCACCAATACAGATTGTGATTTCTCTAATCACACAATAACCTTTACAGACCCTCACAATTTTGTTACAGGGGAGCAGTTAATATATGACAACGGTGGCAATGGAGATATGATTTCTTATGACACATCTAACGACAACGTTACTGTATATGCTGTTGTAATAGACGCTACTGTTGTAAAAATATCAACAAGTGAATTAGGTGCGGTAGACGGAGTTACCACTACGCTAATAACGCAGGCAGGAACTCATAAGTTAATATCTACAAGTGTCATGAAAGGTGTTCCAGGACCTGGAACTGTAACAGTGCAACAAGGTAAAAAGGAAGTTGTTGGAAGTGGTACTAACTTTTTAACTCAATTTAAGAAGTTCGACAAAGTATTTATAACACAATCAGACTACACTAAACTTTACACTGTAGATAAAGTTACAGAAAACGAAAAACTATTTGTCTTTGAAGACTTTACAGCGAGTGGTACTGCTACTTCTTATTTCTTTATAACAGAAATGGTTTTAAGACCTGATGGATATGGGTTACACTTACCTTTTGATGGTGGTGTAAATATTACAGCGGGAACATCTCCTGATAGTAAAATTGTAAGACAGTCTAGAAAGTATTTCCGTTATCAATCTGGTAAGGGTATACAAAACTCTTTTGCTATAAACTTTAATCCTCCTAAAATTGTAAGGGACTTGATAAAGTCAACAGGAACCACTGCTGCAATTAACACACAAGAAGCTCACAACCTAAGAGTTGGAGACACAATAGTTATTGAGGGTGCTGAAGTTTCTATCGGAACTAACACTTTTAATGGAGAGTTTGCAGTTACAGCAGTCAACAGTCCGTTCCAATTCACATACACTATGCTGGATACTCCAACTCAAGCTAAAGCAGCTGGGTTCCCAACCTATCACAGAAAAAATTGGACAGACTCTTATATAAGAGCAGGAATGTTTGATGACCAAAATGGATTTTTCTATGAGTACGATGGTCAGGCATTATATGCTGTAAGGCGTTCTTCCACAAAACAAATTGCTGGAACTGTCAACGTTAAAAGACAATCACAAATTGTTACAGGAAACGATACTTCATTTGTAACACAACTAAATGTAGGCAACTACGTTGTTATTAGAGGACAGAGTTATAGAATTGTAGCGATAAATTCTGACGCAAACTTTACTATACAGCCAGCTTATAGAGGTGTAGATGCTACTAGAGTAAAAACTACAGTAACGATAGACACAAGAGTTCCTCAAACTGAATGGAACATTGACAAATGTGACGGAACAGGACTGCATGGTTATTACCTAGACATCAACAGAATACAAATGGCATACGCTGACTACTCTTGGTATGGTGCTGGTAAAATACGTTTCGGATTTAAAGACCAGAATGGACACGTAAAATATGTACACGAGTTTAAACATAACAATATCCTTAACGAATCTTATTTCCGTTCAGGTAACTTACCAGGTAGGTATGAAATCTTAAATGGTTCAAACGCATCAACTGCACCTACTTTGTTCCACTTTGGTACATCAATCATCATGGACGGTACGTTCGATAATGACAAAGCGTATTTATTCACGGCTAACTCTAAACCGTTTGCATTTACAAATGGACAGAGTTTTACATTTAATTCAACAGACCAATCTTCATTCCAGCAAATAACTTTAAATGGAAATAGAGTTTGGGTGTATGCGTTCGAGTGTAGTCAGTCTAATGCAGAAACTGTTTCTACTGGACTTTTAGTTACTGAAAGCACTAATCTGCCTTCTGACACTTATGTAACACAGGTGCAAATTGCTGGAGCAAATTCTAAAATATTCACATCATATCCAGCAACCTCAACGCTACCTCCAACAAGTATATATCCAACTATAGCGACTTCGACTACATTTACTTTTGGTGAAACAGACGGTGTTGATTTAACTAGACCAATTCCATTAATATCTGCTAGACTTGCTCCATCTGTAGATTCATCACTTACAGGCGTTGTTGGAGAAAGAGAAATTATTAATAGAATGCAGCTTCAATTAAAACAAGCTGGTGTAACTGCGAATCAAGATATAGAAGTATTCTTAATCTTGAATCCTCAACCTTCTAATATGGACTTTACTAAAGTAGCATCTCCATCGTTGTCAGAGCTTATTGAGCATGACTCAGGAGATACACTAGAGGGAGGAACCGTAGTATATGCGTTGAAGGTTTCTACAGGTTCAACCGAAATTGATTTAAGTGAGCTGCTAGAACTAGGAAATTCAATCCTTGGTGGAGACAGTATATTCCCAGCAGGTCCAGACTTGCTGACTGTTGCTGTTCAACCACAGAACTCTTCGGGTATTGACCAAAATACACCGTTTAGAGTTTCAGGGAAGCTTTCCTGGTCTGAATCACAAGCTTAATATGAATTTAATAAGAAAGATAGCTGTTGGTCCCGACTATAAGAATGCAATGCATTATGAGGTCGGGCAAAACGTTATAAAAGGAAAATACAGAATACACTCTATAGAAGAGCAAAGCGAAGGTTATATTGTGCGTATAGTGCAGGATAATGTTGTTGTTGACTGGAAAAAAGTTAACTTGCAGATGCCAGTACATATAGAGTACAATATAATATATGATTAAGTCTATAAAACATTATATAGTAGAGCCAATCGGCGGAGAATACGTTAATGAAAAAGATGGCATTATTGTTAATGCTGGTATTGAAAATCATAAATATGTAAATAGACTAGGTAAAGTTATTAGTAAACCAGAATTTGATAAAAGTGATTTGATGGTGGGCGATACATGTGTTGTCCACCATAATTGTTTTAGAACTTATTATGGAATGAAAGGTGAAGAAAAAAAATCTTCTGAATATTTTAGAGAAAACACTTACTTAATACCTTTAGAAAAAATATATCTTTATAAGAGAAATGAATATTGGAAACCGATACATGATTATTGTTTTGTCAAACCTGTTGATTTTGTACAGGACACTGACATCTATGTTCCAAAAAAAGAAGAGGAACATGTGGGAATTGTAATGTATAGCAATTCTAATGAATTTAAAAAAGGTGATAAAGTTGCATTTAAAAAAAATAGAGAATACGAATTTGAAATAAATGACGAAAAACTTTATAGGATGAAAAATAAAGATATTGTAATAAAATTTAATTGAGATGGCAAAAGAAGCTGTAAGCATTAAGTCGAATGGACTTAGAAATGAATTGAAGGAGATACGTAAAAGTATCGACAAACTTACTAACGCTATTATAGCACAAACACACAAACCCGATGAAAGGAATTTATATTTTAGCTGCGACCCTAATGATGATGGGGGGATGTGGCGTACAAACACAACATGCGAATGCGAGTGCTGCTCAGATGAAAATGATGAACACAGAGAAGTTTAAAGAGCTTACAAAAGATGTAGACAGGAATAATCCGCACGAAGTTAAGTTAGCACAAGCATTATGGACAGAAATGAGAAAGAAGCAATCGAAGATAAAATTAGAAGAGTAATATCAGCTGGTGAAAAAGCTGTAGACGAACTAATTAAGGTTGCTGAAGAAAAAATAATAACAGGAGATAAAGATGATGATTTAGCGGCAGACAGATTAAAAAATGCAGCTGCCACTAAAAGATTAGCTATAGAGGATGCTTTTGTTATATTGAATCGTATAGAAAACGAAAGAGAAAAGCTAGATGGCGAAGAAAAAGACGACAAAAAAGATAAAGGATTCCAAAGTTTTGCAGAGTCAAGAGGAAGGAAATCTTAATCTAGCAGAAGTTGTTTCATTTAGCGAAAAGATAAAAGATAAGTTTAATAAAACTAAATCTTGGAAATACGGATATAACGATAAGTATGACTTTATTGTAATATCTAAAACAGGACAGATTGGAGAAATACTTGATATTCAAGGATTGAAAATTGCATTACCTTTGCAGCCAAAAAAGGTTTACAAAAGAAGTGCAAGCAAAAAAGAACAATACTGGGAAGCAAAAGAATACCCAAAAGAGCTTCAAAGAATTAAGACCGTATTCCAGTGGAACGAATATTCGTCTACATTCAAAGAGACATGGGTTGACTACATTGAAAATGAGTTTGAAAGAAGAGAAAATGGTTTTTGGTTTAAGAATAACGGTATTCCTACTTATATTACTGGTACTCACTATATGTACTTGCAGTGGACCAAGATTGATGTTGGGCTCCCAGAGTTCAGAGAATCTAATAGAATATTCTTTATCTTCTGGGAAGCGTGTAAAGCCGACAACAGGTCTTATGGAATGTGCTATCTTAAAAACAGAAGGTCTGGCTTCAGCTTTATGTCTTCATCTGAAACCGTCAATCAAGCAACAATTAGTTTCGACTCACGGTTCGGGATATTGTCCAAATCTGGTGCTGATGCTAAAAAAATGTTCACAGATAAAGTTGTCCCCATATCTACAAACTACCCCTTCTTCTTCAAGCCAATCCAAGACGGGATGGATAAACCGAAGACGGAGCTCGCTTATAGAGTCCCCGCCTCCAAGCTTACCAGACGGAGTATCGAGGAAACAGAACAAGTTGAAGAACTTGCAGGTCTCGACACAACTATTGACTGGAAAAACACTGGAGATAATTCCTATGACGGTGAGAAACTTAGACTCCTTGTGCATGATGAATCTGGAAAATGGGAGCGTCCCGATAATATCCTCAACAACTGGCGTGTCACTAAAACTACCCTCAGGCTTGGACGTAGAATAGTTGGCAAATGTATGATGGGGTCAACATCCAATGCGCTTGACAAAGGAGGTGATAATTTTAAAAAACTTTACGAAGACTCTGATGTTAATGACCGAAACTCAAACGGTCAAACAAAAAGTGGTTTATATAGTTTGTTTATTCCTATGGAATGGAACTTTGAAGGTTTTATAGACCAATACGGACAGCCAGTATTTAGAACTCCAGAAGACACAACTTTAGATATGTATGGGGACGTTATAAATCAGGGCGTTATAGATTATTGGGAGAATGAAGTAGATGCATTAAAAGGCGACCCAGATAGTTTAAATGAATTTTACAGACAGTTTCCTAGGACAGAAAATCACGCTTTTAGAGATGAAGCGCAGAATAGCATATTTAATCTTACAAAAATATATCAGCAGATAGATTATAATGACAATACGAAAAACAAACAATCTGTTAGAACTGGAAACTTTGTTTGGAAAGATGGAATGAGAGACACAGAAGTTGTATGGGTTCCTAGTGTTAAGGGAGCTTTTCATGCAACATGGCTCCCAGAGCAAGGTTTAAGAAACAATGTAGAAAAAAGAAATGGAAAGTTTTATCCTGGCAATTCTCATATAGGCGCATTTGGATGTGACTCTTATGACATATCAGGAACTGTTGGGGGTCAAGGGTCAAAGGGAAGTTTACATGGTCTTACATGTTTAAATTTTGACAACGCTCCATCAAATCAATTCTTTTTAGAATACATTGCCAGACCACAAACTGCTGAAATGTTTTATGAAAATGTTTTAATGGCTATGCATTTTTATGGCATGCCTGTTTTAGTTGAAAACAACAAACCTCGTCTTTTATATTATTTAAAAAATAGAGGATACAGAGGGTTTTCTGTGAATAGACCCGATAAACATAAAAATGAATTATCTAAAGCAGAAAAAGAAATAGGAGGAATACCTTCTTCAACTTCAGTTATTGCAATACATGCTGAAGCAATAGAATCCTATATTGAAAGATATGTAGGTTATGATTATGTAGGTGAGTTTAGAGATGCTGATGTGCCAGGGAAAATGTTCTTTAACAGGACATTACTGGACTGGGCGAACTATGATATTACCAAAAGAACTAAGTTTGATGCAACGGTTAGTTCAGGTTTTGCTATCATGGCTACAAATAAGTATGTCGTGAAACCCCAAAATAATCGTAAGGAAATAAGTGTTAAATTTGCAAGGTATAGTAATAAAGGCGTACTAAGCTCAATCTTAAAGTAATATATGAACGGTCAACCATATTCACACGTTACAGGATTTCCTGACCAAATGGCTCTTGATGAGGTAAAAATAACAACAGAGTATGGTCTTAACGTAGGAAAAGCAATAGAAGCCGAATGGTTTCGTAAAGAAGGAGGTACATCAAGGTACTATAACAACAGAGACACATACCACAAACTACGCACCTACGCCTTAGGTGAACAATCAGTTCAAAAATACAAAGACGAACTAGCAATCAATGGAGACATTTCTTATCTAAATTTAGATTGGACTCCTGTTCCTATCATTCCTAAAATGGTAGATATTGTAGTTAATGGAATGTCAAACAGACTATTTAATGTGAAAGCCGAAGCAGTAGATGCTGTTTCATCAAGCAAAAAAGCTCTCTATAGGAACACTGTAGAGACCCAGATGCGCAATAAAGCTGCATACGAAGAAATTGAAACTATGTTTGGTAAACCCATGTTTAGCATGGATAAGGATGATTTACCAGAAAACGATGATGAATTAAACCTACACATGTCTATTAGTTATAAAGACGAAATAGAAATAGCTACAGAAAAAGCTATTACTAATGTTTTTAAAATTAATGATTATGAGCTCATTAAGAAACAAGCTGATGAAGATGCAACTGTTTTAGGTATTTCAGCTATCAAACATACTTTTAATAATCACGATGGCATAAAAGTAGAATATGTTGACCCAGCCAATCTAATACACAGTCCTACTGAGGACCCTCAGTTTAAGGATTGTTATTATTATGGTGAGGTTAAAAATGTAAATATTACAGAACTAAAAAAAATTAACCCAAGTCTAACTCAAGAGGATATAACAGATATATCAAAGCTCTCTAGTAAATGGGATGCGTACCAAGGAATCCGTGGAGGTTACAGGACTGATAATTTTGACAAGAATACTGCTACACTTTTATATTTCTGTTACAAGACAGATATGGAAATTGTGTACAAAAAGAAAAAAAATGCTTTTGGAGGAGATAAGGTTCTTAAAAAAGACGGAACATTTAATCCACCAAAAACAGAATCAGCAAGATTTGAAAAACTCTCCAAAAGAATTGATGTATGGTACGAAGGTGTACTTGTTCTAGGAACAAATCACATGTTAAAGTGGAACCTAATGAAGAATATGGTTCGACCCAAATCAGCAATACAGAAAGTATTCGCCCCGTTTATTGTCAGTGCTCCAAAAATGTACAGAGGACAGATAGACTCTCTAGTAAAAAGAATGGTTCCGTTTGCGGACCAAATACAACTAATACATCTTAAGCTACAGCAGATTACATCTAGAATGATACCTGACGGTGTTTATTTAGATATGGATGGATTGTCTGCTATTAATTTAGGAAATGGAAATAGTTATGACCCTCAAGAAGCATTGAATTTATATTTTCAAACAGGGTCCGTTATAGGTAGAAGTTTTACAGAAGACGGAGAATTTAATCACGGCAAAACACCAGTACAAGAATTAACTTCATCTGGTGCTAACGCTAAAATATCTTCTCTTATAAATATGTACAACTACAACCTAAACATGTTAAGAGCCGCAACTGGTCTTAATGAATCAAGAGATGGTACTACGCCAGACGAGCGTGCTTTGGTTGGAGTGCAAAAATTAGCAGCATTAAATTCTAATACTGCAACAAGACACGTTTTAAACTCAGGTCTTTATTTAACTAAAACGATTGCTGAATCAATTTATTATAGACTGTCAGATGTTTTAGAATATTCAGATATGGCAGAAGATTTAGCTAAAGGTATTGGTAGATTCTCTGTAGATATTTTAAATGAGATAAAAAATATACATCTACATGATTTTGCAATATTTATTGAGCTTCATCCAGACGAAGAACAAAAGGGAGTTTTAGAAAACAACATACAAGCATCTTTGGCTTCTGGAAAAATAGATATTGATGATGCTATTGATGTAAGAAGTGTTGACAATATCAAGATTGCTTCACAACTTTTAAAAGTTAGAAAAAAGAGAAAAGAAAAGCTTGACATGAAGAAGCAGCAAATGATTGCTCAACAACAAGCGCAAGCTA